AAACGCAAGTTTATCAAATAGTTCAATTACAATTAATTCTAACTCAGTTGATTTAGGTGCTTCAGTTACTTTAGATACAGATGATATTGGAGAAGGAAGTACTAATTTATATTACACAGATGCGCGCGTGGGTACATACATTTCTGGTAATAGAACTTTTGGTAATATTACAACCACAGGTTATATTGCTGGACCTGCTACATTTACAATTGATCCTGCTGCGGTAGGAGATAATACAGGAACAGTTGTTATTGCAGGTAACTTACAGGTTGATGGTACAACAACTACAATTAATTCTACTACAATGACAGTAGATGATTTGAATATTACTCTTGCGAGTGGTGCGGCAAATGCAGCTGCAGCAAATGGTGCTGGAATTACAGTTGATACTGCTGGTGCTAGTATTATATATGATGCCACAAATGACGAATGGGATTTTAATAAGGATATAAATGTAACAGGTACAGTTACCAGTAGTAATAACATTAAAGTTTCATCTGGTTCAAACGAAGTATTGCTTAATAGTGATGGTTCAGTTGAAATAACAAGGGCGGCAGGTGGTCCGTATATAGATTTTAAAGATAATACTTCTGATGATTATGACCAAAGACTACAAATAAACTCAGGCAATTTTAACTTTTCTTCTGCTTTACAAGTTGCAGGTAGTACCTTTATTGATACATCTAGAAATATCACCATAGGAACAGGAACTATCTCTAGTGGTGCTATTACTACTACTACAAATGGTTCTGGTTATGCTCTTATAATTGAAGAAAACAGTGGTGGAGAACAATATCAAATAGGAACAGATGTATATGGTGGTTTAAACTTTTTTAACTCGGGTACAAAAATTGCTGAGTTTACAGATACTGGAGAATTTCAATTACTTGATGGTGGATCTCCAAATGTAGTTGAAGCTAAAATTAGTCCAATAGGAGATTCTTATTTTACTGGTGGCGATGTTGGTATTGGTACGAATAATCCTCTAGATAAATTACATGTTCTAGATGGTGATATTGGTATTCAAAATACTTCAGGGAAAAGATATCGTCTAATCGCAGAATCTGATGGTGGGTTTACTATTAGAGATCAGAATGCTGCCCAAAATCGTATTCACATTGATACTTCTGGCGATGTTGGTATAGGTACGAGTAGTCCTTCAAAACGCTTAGATATTCGTGGAGGTGATGTAACAATCTATGGTGGTGCAGATGGCTATGATGCAAATGGAGAAAGAGTACGACTTTATATAGGAGATAATAACGCTCATATTGGTGCAGAATATGGAACAGGACTTTTTGTATATCCTGGCAATAGCGGAGGTGAAACAATATTTCATCAAGCCACGGGATCAGTTAATGTAGGAGGAGATCGATTTGTAGTTGGCAGTGCACTTACAGGAGTTACTCGATTAGATACAACTGCAGATGATTTAGCTTTTTATTATGGTGCAAGTAATAATCCTCGTCTAACATTAGGAAGAGATCAATATCAAAGTGGTCAAGCAGGAATAGTCATGTATGATCCAAGCTATGCTAAAAATGCTGGTGCTGTTGGTATAGGATGTATAGGTCAAGGAATAATGGGTTTTTCTACTTCAGATGGAACAAACTTTTTACATAGATTAACAATTGACAATGCTGGTAGATTAAAAACCAATATTGAAGGAAACATAAATGGAGGTAATTTACAGCTAGGAGAAAATACTACATCAACTGTTAAAACAAGATGGTCATTATTAACAGGTGCTCATTATAACGGAACTTCAAGTCCAAAAGGTGTAACAATGATTGCATGTTCTAGTGATTTAACATACGGCAGTACTGTTATAGTTGGTGGTGGTCCTTATGAAGGACATGCATCTACAAGAATTGAATTCAACACAGATACAAGTACTACCCACCCAACAGGTGGTAATGTAAGAATGACAATTCTTGGAAATGGAAATGTCGGTATAGGAGTACGGGATCCAGATGTTTTATTTGAAGTTGCTGGATCTGCAAGATTTGCAAACGAAAACCATGCATGGACATTTGATGATACTTTAAACAACAGAGCAGGATTTATTAAAAAAGGCGGTTCTTCTCCAGTAATTGCTCACGCAAGTGGAACAGAATTAGCCTTTGTAACTTCAAATGCAACAAATTTACAATCTGGAGTTAGCAGCCAAGTTCACACCACAAGATTAAAATTAAATACTAATGGATATGTTGAAATACCATTAGACTCGGGGTTAACCCTTAATGGTGATAGCACAAGAATATCACTTGCTAATACTAATTATGGTAGATATAGAATTAATGCTCAAGGTGGTGGAACGTCAGGAGGAACTGCTTATTTAGGAAGAAAATCTGCAACTTCGTATGCAAGTAATGCATCAGTTGCAGAAATGTGGAGTGTTGAGCCTGCTTGGGCTAAAGGAGCTATGGCTTATAAAAGAAGTGGTCCTGGGTATGATGTAGGAGAATTTCAGTGGTGGCTAAATGCTAATGTTTCAGGTGCAGAAGTTAATTCTACTGATGATAAAATGCGATTAAATTATAATGGTTCTCTTTCTATTAATGGAGGATTGACACAAAATGCCTCTGATGAAAGAATGAAAGAAAATATCGCTGTAATTCCTGATGCATTGAATAAAATTACACAATTACGAGGTGTTTCATTTACTTGGAAAGATGGTATTGATAATAGTCCACACGAAAGTGGGAAAGAGGATATTGGAGTTATTGCTCAAGACGTAGAAGCTGTATTACCTTTAATTGTAAAACCAGCACCATTTGATACAGTCACTTATCATGATGAGGACAACGATTTTGAAAAGGTTATAGAATCTAAATCTGGTGAGCATTATAAAACAGTTGAATATGAAAAACTAATACCTCTACTTATTGAAGGTATAAAAGAGTTAAAAACAGAAAACGATAATCTAAAAGCAAGAATAGAAACTCTAGAAAATCCTTAAAATTGAAGTACAAACTATTATAAATAGAATATAATAGGAATTTACTATGGCAAAACCTAACAGCAGACAAACACTTATTGATTATTGCTTAAGATCATTGGGCGAACCTGTGATCGAAATAAATGTTGACGAAGATCAAGTCAGTGATAGAATAGACGAAGCTCTACAATTCTATCAGCATTATCATGATGACGCAATTGAAAAAGTGTATCTCAAACATACAGTCACATCGGACGATATTACAAATGGTTATATACCCATTAACGATTTAGTTACAGATGTTGTTCGAATCCTTCCTTTAAGAGAAACAGTATCATCAACAGATATGTTTGATATTCGATATCAAATACATTTAAATGATATATACGCTCTTGGCTTTATGGGAAGTCTTACAGAATATGTAATGGCACAACAATGGTTATCATTACTTGATCTCGTTATTGATTCAGATGAAAAACATGTAAATTTTGAAAGACATCAAAATCGCTTAACAGTTTTTATGGATTGGTCAGAAGAAGTAGAGGTTGGTGATAATCTAATCATTGAATGTTATCGTATTATCGATCCAGACACTTATACAGACGTATATAATGATTACTTCTTAAAAAGATATGCAACTGCATTAATCAAAAAGCAATGGGGTCAGAACTTAATTAAGTTTGAAGGTATGGTCATGCCAGGTGGAGTCACATTTAACGGACGTCAATTATATGATGATGCCGTACAGGAACTTGAACAATTAGTAGAAGAAGCACGATTGAATTGGGAAAAACCAGTCGACTTCATGACAGGATAAAACATGCCGAGAAATGTATATTTTTCTCAGGCCGTAAAATCTGAACAGAATCTTTACGAAGACCTGATAATAGAATCACTGCAAATATATGGACAGGATGTCTATTATATTCCTCGTACTCTTGTCAATAGAGATGATATATTAAACGAGGATCCTGCATCAAAGTTTGATGATGCATATCTTTTAGAAATGTATATTGAAAACACCGAAGGTTTTGAAGGTGCTGGTGATTTATATTCTAAGTTTGGATTAGAAATACGAGATGAATGTACATTTATTGTATCACGAAGAAGATGGGAAACAAGAGTAGGTATCTTTTCAGATAATGTAATTGATCCAAGACCACAAGAAGGTGATCTAATCTTCTTACCAATGACAAATTCATTCTTTGAAATATCTTATGTTGAAGATGATCAACCATTCTATCAACTCTCTAATTTACCAGTATATCGTATGCAATGTAGCCTCTTTGAATATAATGATGAGGACTTTGATACAGGTATTGTTGAAGTTGATGATAAATCCTCACAAAGTGCGTATCAAATTGCTATGGAAGTTACTATTACAGGTGGTAATCATTTTGAGGTAGGAGAAATTGTTGAACAAACATTGGTTGCTGCAGATGGTGATACTCCAGCAGTAAAAGTATTTGGTGAAGTATTACAAAGAACAAAAGTATCAGATGTACTCTTAAAAATATGGGTAGGACATATTGGAGCATCTGGTTCAACAACTGCAAGAGATTTTAGTGTAGGTGGTACACTTACGGGTAGAACAAATAGTTATACAGGTACCATTGGTACAATATATAGTGATTTAACAGATACAACTGGTCAAGCATGGGCATCAGATGAAGCTGCTCAGAATGTTGACTTTGAAATAGATGCAGATGGATTTATTGACTTCTCAGAATCAAATCCATTTGGTGATCCCTCGGAGACATACTAATGTTTGGAGATCATTTCTATCACGCAACAATGAGAAAATCAGTGGCTGTATTTGGTACACTGTTTAATAATTTAAAAGTCATACGAAAAGCTGCTGATGGCAGCGTTTTAAATCAAATAAGAGTTCCTTTAGCTTATGGACCAAAACAAAAGTTCCTAGCACGTTTAGATCAAGAGACTGGTTTCGATGCTCCTATGGCTATTAAGCTTCCAAGAATGGCATTTGAGATTACATCACTTACTTTAGATCAAACACAAAAATTAGCAAAAAGAACTAAGATTGTAGAAACACATGCCTCGGATGTAACAAAGAAAAAAACAATTAAACAATTTACTTCCTATGACATAGGAATGTCACTTTATATTATGTCGAAAAATCAAGATGATGGGTTACAAATAGTCGAACAGATACTCCCTTATTTTTCGCCAGAATATAATGTTACAATAACCCCTGTTGATGGATTTAATCATAAACAAGATGTTGCTATTATATTAGGTGGTGTACAAATAGATGATCAATACGAAGGTGAATTTACTGAACGAAGAGTATTAATATATCAACTAGATTTTACTATGAAAATGAAGTTCTACGGTCCTACTGGCGATCAGGGTATTATACGAGAAATTAATATTGACTTTAATGAGGATAGTGGTGGTGCTAATATTTTAGAGAATTTAGATATTACTATAACTCCATCCAATGCGGATGAAGATGATAATTATACTGTAGTAACCACAATAACATAATATGGAAAAGAAAGAAAGAATGGTTGCAAGTTTAGAAAAGAATTTGCCCACTGTAAAACAGAATAGACCTATTCAAATAGACAAAGATGTCAAAGACGATTATGAGTTTTCTCGTAAAACATATAAGGATTTAATTTATACAGGAACAAGATCAATGGATGTTCTATCTGAATTAGCAAGAGAATCAGAACATCCAAGAGCTTTTGAAGTATTATCACAAACAATAAAGAATATAAGTGATGTGACAAAAAACCTAATGGACCTTCAAAAGCAAAAGAAAGATTTGACAAAAGAAGAAACAGATGAAGCAAAGCGAGTGACAAATAATAATGTTTTTGTGGGTAGTACTACTGATTTACAAAGAATGTTATTAAGTAAGGATAATATTATAGATGCAGAGAGTCAAGAATAATGAATTTGGTTACCTAGGTAATCCAAATGTCAAAAGAGACGGTGTAGAAACTTCCTTTACAAAAGAAGAAGTTTTAGAATACCAAAGATGTATGCAAGATCCCGCATACTTTGCTCGTACATATATAAAAATTATTTCACTTGATGAAGGATTAGTTCCATTTGACTTATATCCATATCAAGAGAAAATGTTTAATCATTTTAAAGAAAATAGATTTAGTATTGTTCTTGCATGTCGACAAAGCGGTAAATCAATTTCTTCTGTTGTATATCTTTTATGGTTTGCTGTATTTCATCCAGAAAAAACAATTGCAATATTAGCAAATAAGGGTGCGGTTGCAAGAGAGATGCTAGCAAGAATAACGCTTGCATTAGAGAATCTTCCATTCTTTTTACAGCCAGGATGTAAAGCATTAAATAAAGGAAGTATAGAGTTTAGTAATAATAGTAAGATAATAGCATCGGCTACATCAGGTAATTCTATTCGTGGTCTTTCTATTAATTTACTTTTTCTTGATGAGTTTGCATTTGTAGAAAACGATGCACAGTTTTATACTTCTACTTATCCTGTAGTATCTGCTGGTAAAGATACACAGATTGTAATTACATCAACAGCAAATGGTATTGGTAATGTATATCATAAATTATGGGAAGGTGCATCTCAAGGAACAAATGAGTTTAAACCATTTAGAGTCGATTGGTGGGATGTTCCAGGAAGAGATGAAAAGTGGAAACAAGAGACAATAAATAATACTTCTGAATTACAATTTGAGCAGGAGTTTGGTAATACATTTCATGGTAGAGGAAATACTTTAATTAGTGCTAATCATTTATTAGCTCAACAAAGTAGAGATCCAGAGTTTTATAAAGAGAATGTATTCATATATAAACAACCTATAGAAGAACATGAATATGTCATGACAGTTGATGTTTCAAAGGGAAGATCACAGGATTATAGTACATTTACTATTATTGATGTAACTGAAAAACCTTTTGAACAAGTAGCAACATTTAGAGATAATAATATTTCTCCAATGTTATTACCAGATATAATATACAAATATGCAAAAACTTATAATAATGCATATGTTGTAATTGAAAGTAATGATCAGGGTGCTGTTGTTTGTAATGGTTTATATTATGATTTAGAATATGAGAATATGTTTGTAGAGTCAAGTATTAAGGCAAATGCTCTTGGTGCGACAATGACAAGAAGAGTTAAGCGTATTGGATGTTCAAGTATAAAAGACTTAATAGAACAAAACAAGCTTAAAATATATGATGCACAAACCATAATTGAAATGAGTACCTTTGTTAGTAGAGGAAATACCTTTCAGGCAATTGCGCCAAATCATGATGACTTAATGATGAACTTAGTATTATTTGCTTGGTTCACAACAACTGATGTCTTTCAATCATTAACTAATATTGATATGAAAGATATGTTATATAAAGAAAGATTAAAGGCTATACAAGATGATATGCTACCATTTGGATTTGTAGAAAGTGGTAGTTATGAAAAAGATAAATATACAAAAGATGCAGACGGAAATGTCTGGTTAGAGGTACCATGGAACGGTTCACAGAATATTTAACAGAAGATAAAGAAAAAGAAATACCAATGAAAAAAATTCATGTGGTAATCCTTGGCTTGGGAGATGAGGAAGGCACATTTGCTGATCATATGCAAGAGCTTGTATCTAAATATAGTATGAAAAGTACTATGGTCGATGTTGATGAAGCTTTTATTGCATCTAAGGATGTTGAAATTGGAGAGGTAACTATTCATAATATTGATGGTAAAGATAAAGAAGTTACCATTCAAGTAGATAATTCTTTAGTGTTTGTAAGAGCTGGAGCAATTAAAACTCTTACCGCGCAATCATTAGTGTCATCATTACAAACAATTGGATTCTTTCTTGTAAACGATTTAGAAACAATGTTATTATGTGACAATAAAATGTCAAATATTATTGCACTCGAAAGAAATAATATTCCAGTCCCAAGAACATCAATTATTAATAATGTCAAATCAATAGAACAGGCTCATAAAAATATTGGTGGTAAATTTCCTGTTATTATTAAAACACTCAAAGGTACACAAGGTGTAGGTGTTTCAAAGGTGAATGATATGGCATCTTTAATCTCAGTTGCTCAATCACTTTGGAAGTTTCATGCTGATTTATTAATACAAGAATATTTTGATCTTAAATCAGATATTCGTACACTTTTAGTAGATGGTAAAATTGTTGGAAGCGCTGAAAGAATTAAACAAAGTAAAAGTGAATTTAGAAACAATGTTCATTTAGGTGCTGATACTGTACCCTATACTCTTTCTAAACAAGA